AAGTAATCAATTATTAACTGAGGTTAAACAATATCAACGAATACTTGATAGTCATGAAATACTAGAAAAAAATTGGTTATTAATGAATATAAAACTTCTAGATATATCAGCAAATACATCTTCGAAAATACGAGGTATCATGGAACAACCTGTAAATGGACTTAATCGTACAGAATTCCAAAGATTGTTCTATGAAGATAAAATGTGGGCAGTAATGAAGAATCTACCAGACTGGTTGACTCGAACATGGCTATCGTTAGATGCATTTTAAAAACAAACACATTAATGATTTGATTTTATTTTAATTTTTATTATTATCTATTATGACAGATAAATTAAGTGAATATGGTTGGGGCTTTCAAGTAAAAGTCTTAGCTGCAATGTTTACGGATAGACTATTTTTACAGCAAATTACTGATATTATTCAAGCAGATTATTTTGAATCTGATGCCAATAGTTGGTTGTTAGAAGTTATAGTAGAACACTTTCGAGAATATAAATCACCTCCAACAAAAGACGTTTTAAAAGTTAAAGTAACATCTATAGAAAATGATGTTCTTAAAACTGCTATATTAGAACAACTAAAAGAAGTATTTCGATACATGGAGTCAGACGACTTAACATTTGTTAAAGACGAAATACTTAAGTTTTGCAAAAATCAAGAAATTAAAAGAGCCATAATGGATTCTGTTGGCTTATTGAAATTAGGTAACTATGATGCAATAAAAGGCAAAATTGATGATGCAATGAAAGCTGGTGCTGATACTGATATTGGATTAGAATATAAAACTGATGTAGCAATTAGATATTCCGAATCAGCTCGAGCTACAATGACAACCGGGTGGGATGTAGTTGATGATTTAATGGATGGTGGACTTGGTCAAGGTGAATTAGGTGTAGTAATGGCTCCAGCTGGTATTGGTAAATCATGGATGTTAATTAATATAGGTGCCAATGCCATGAAAGCCGGAAAAACAGTAATACATTATACATTGGAGCTCAATGAAAATTATGTGGGTCAAAGATATGATTCTGTTGTTACTGGAATTAATGCTCAAAACTTAAAAAATTATCAAGAAGATATTCAAACTAAAATGGATACAATAAAAGGTGATTTAATTATAAAATATTATCCAACTAAATCAGTAGGAGTAATGGGTATAAAAGCTCATATTGAAAAAACTATAATGCTCGGCAATACACCAGATTTAATTATACTTGATTATGCTGATCTTTTAAAAGTTAATCAAAAAGATAAACATGAAGCATTAGAAGAGTTATATGAAGATTTACGTGGAATGGCTGGCGAATATCAAGTACCAGTTTGGACTGCTACTCAAGCAAATAGATCTTCATTAGAAGATGACATCATTGAAGCTGATAAAATTGCATCGTCATATGGTAAAGTAATGGTTTCTGACTTCTTAATGTCATTGTCTAGAAAAGTAGAAGATAAGATGTCAGGAACAGGTAGATGCCACGTAATTAAAAATAGATTTGGACCAGATGGTGTTACATTGCCGTGTAAAATAAATACAAACAATGGACAATTTCAATTTTTTGAGCCACATACCGACCAAGGTAAGCAAACTACACAAATTATGAAAACAGGAGAAAATATGGTTAAGAAAAATCTTGCGCAAAAGTTTAAAGATCTAGGCGGAACATTGGGATAACATCATATTTATAATAAAATTATGTCTAGGGGTCATCCCTGGGCTTTTTTTGTCTAAAAATAAATCGTTTAATAAGAAACAAGGAGATTACAAACAATGGAGATTTCAAACAAAATTTTAAGTGACATTACAGTATACATGAAGTATGCAAAGTATATGCCAGAAAAAGAACGCCGTGAAACGTGGCATGAATTAGTAGACAGAAATAAGGATATGCATATAGAAAAATATCCTACACTACGTAAAGAGATAACAGATGCATATGAATATGTGTATGATAAAAAAGTATTACCATCAATGCGTTCATTGCAATTTGGAGGAAAACCAATTGAAATCTCCCCAAATCGAATTTATAATTGTGCATATCTTCCTATAGACGATTATCGAGCGTTTGGAGAAACAATGTTTTTATTATTAGGTGGTACGGGAGTAGGATATTCTGTTCAACAACATCATATAAACAACTTACCAGAAATTCGAAAACCAAATTTAGACAGAACACGAAGATTTCTTATAGCAGACTCAATCGAAGGATGGGCGGATGCAGTTAAGTCATTAGTTAAAAGTTATTTTCAAGGAACATCAAAATTAAAATTTGACTTTTCTGATATTAGACAAAAGGGTGCAAGACTTGTAACATCAGGAGGAAAAGCTCCAGGACCACAACCATTAAAAGAGTGTTTAATTAAAGTTCAAGGAATATTGGATGCTAAACAAGATGGTGATCAATTATCTCCAATTGAAGTTCATGATATGATATGTCATATTGCTGATGCAGTATTAGCCGGCGGTATTCGTAGAGCAGCATTAATTAGTTTATTTAGTGCTGACGATGAAGAAATGATTTCATGTAAGACCGGGAATTGGTGGGAAATAAATCCACAGAGAGGTAGAGCAAATAATTCAGCTGCATTAATGAGACATAAATTAACCAAAGGATTTTTTATGGATCTTTGGAAACGTGTAGAATTATCAGGAGCAGGAGAACCAGGTATATATTTAACCAATGACAAAGATTGGGGAACTAATCCATGTTGTGAGATTGCATTAAGACCATTTCAATTTTGTAATTTATGTGAAGTAAATGCAAGTGATATTAAATCTCAAGAAGATTTTGAAGATAGAGTAAAAGCAGCAGCATTTATAGGAACACTTCAAGCAGGATACACTGAGTTTCATTACCTAAGACCAATCTGGCAAAGAACTACAGAAAAAGATGCATTAATTGGTGTATCAATGACAGGTATTGGATCAGGAGCAGTATTAGGATATGATATGACAAAAGCTGCTGAAGTTGTAAAATTAGAAAATGAAAGAGTAGCTAAAATAATAGGAATTAACAAATCAGCAAGAACAACCACAGTTAAACCAGCTGGAACAACATCATTGGCATTAGGAACATCATCTGGAATTCATGCATGGCATAATGACTACTATGTTAGACGAATTAGAGTAGGTAAAAATGAAGCAATATATACTTATCTATCAACATATCATCCTGAATTAATTGAAGATGAATATTTTAGACCACACGACACAGCTGTTATTTCAATACCACAAAAAGCACCCGAAGGTGCAATAATGAGAACCGAATCACCATTTCATCTTCTTGACAGAATTAAAAAAGTTCATCTAGAATGGGTTAAACCAGGTCATCGCACAGGTAATAATACACACAATGTTTCTGCTACAGTTTCACTTCGAGATGAAGAATGGGATTTAGCTGGAGAATGGATGTGGGATAATAGAGATCATTACAATGGATTATCTGTTTTACCTTATAATGGAGGTACATATGTTCAGGCACCATTTGAAGATTGCGACAAAGAAAAATATACAGAAATGCTAGAAACTCTTAAAGATGTGGATTTATCAAAAATTGTAGAATTAGACGATAACACAGATCTTTCAGGTGAATTAGCGTGTGCAGGAGGAGCTTGTGAAATCAAATGATTGGATATATGAGTTATACATCAAAGAATTTATTTTAAAGAAAAAAACTTTGAAAACTAAATAAAATATATTATATTATTAATAAGAAGCAAGTTATGACAACAAAGACAAGTATAGAGTTAGTAAAAGAAGGATTTGCAAACGGCGTTGCTGAAGGCGGTCCTTTATTACCACATAAAAAACAGCAAATGATTGTAGATGCTGCAGATGCCTTTGGTAAATTTTTAGATGCACTTAAGTGTGATTGGAGAAATGATCCAAATTCAGATAATACACCAATGCGTGTAGCAAAAGCATATGTAAATGATTTATGGGCTGGTCGATATGAAAATGCACCTAATATTACTGCATTTCCTAGTGATGGGTATGATGGTATGGTTTTTGAAGGAGGCATTCCATTAACCAGTATGTGTTCACATCATCATCAGACAATAATGGGTAAAGTGCATGTAGCATATATTCCAGGTGAAGATAGTAAAGTTATAGGATTATCTAAATTAAACCGATTGGTAGAACATTTTGCTAGACGAGGTGCTATTCAAGAACAATTAACAGTTGCTATTCATAATTCTATAGATACTATTATCAATGATAATAAAGGAGTAGCAGTTATGATTGATGCTACTCATAATTGTGTATCATGTAGAGGCGTTAAACATGGAGGAGCTTCAATGAAAACGTCTAAATTAACTGGTGCATTTAAAGATGATGGATCAACTAGAGCAGAATTTTATGAATTTATAAGAGGTTATTAATGGCTAAATTTACATCAACAAAATTATTTGACGGTTACTCAACTTGTTTTAGGCAATGGCGAGCAATAAATACACATTGTAGATTTTTACATGGTTATGCTATATCATTCAGAGTATGGTT